CGAGCTGTACTTCCCCATGCAGCTGGACTTCAGGGGAAGGTATTACTACCGACCCCCGTTCCTCAACCCACAGGCCAATGACATCGGCCGGTCGCTGTTGCAGTTCAGCAAGGGCAAACCGATCACCGATGAACGCCAAGCCGAATGGTTGTGGGTGCATGGCGCCAACCTCTATGGACACAGCAAGCTGAGCTGGTCGGCACGCCTTGCCTGGGCACACCAGAACAAGGAAGCCATCTGCCGATCAGGCATGGACCCTTGGCAGAACACTGAGTTCTGGACCAAGGCCGACGACACCTGGCAGTTCCTTGCCTTCTGTCGTGCCGCCTATGAGTACGTCACGCATCGACACCACTTCGTGTGTCAGCTGCCTGTCGTCCTGGACTGCACCTGCTCTGGCATCCAGCACTACTCAGCCCTGCTCCGCAACGAGCACATGGCTGAGCTGGTCAACCTGATGCCAAGCGACAAGCCGCAGGACATCTACTCCCGTGTCTTGATGGCTGTGCTCGAGCGGGTGCGTAGCGATGCAGCCAACGGTGACAAGGCCGAGCAGCTACATGCCAGGTCATGGCTGGAGTTGCAGCCTGACCGGTCACTGACCAAGGCGGTCGTCATGACCACGCCCTACTCAGCCACCAGGCAGGCGATCTTCCAGCACTGCCAACGGTGGGCTTTCGAGCGGACCCTTGAGTTGTATGGCACCGACGGGTGGTGCTTCAAGCGTGGCGCCATTGCTGCCATGCACTACATGACCACCATCCTGAGCAGGGAGACAGCCAAGATCATTGGCCCCGCCAAGCACGCAATGCACTGGTTCAAAAGACTGGGCAAGCTGGCTGGCGAACACGACATCTCCCTTCAGTGGACGTCGCCATCAGGGCTGCTGGTCAACCAGTCCTATGTCGACATGCGGGGGGTGCAGATCGTGCTGCATCACCTGTCGCCGGTGCGGATGACCTTCAGGTCCAACCACCAACCCAGTGGCTTGAGCCCCATGCGCATGGGCAATGGGCTCAGCCCCAACGTCATCCACTCCATGGATGCCAGCCACATGGCGCTGTCGACCATCGACGCCTTTGCCAATGGCGTCACCAATCTTGGCGGGATCCACGACTGCTTTGCCACGACGCCCGCTGAGATGGGGCAGGTACGCGATTCAGTTCGCAACGCCTTTGCCTCCATGTACTCCGAGGACTGGCTCACTGCCATAGCCTCGGATCTCCTGGCCCAGATCCCAGAGGACCTGCGCCAGGCGCTACCCAAGCTGCCCGCCCTTGGTGGGTTTGACATCAACACCGTCCGTCACGCGACGTACTTCATCACCTGAACATGAACTACACCTTTGTCGACAAGATCAAACTGACCACGCCTGTCGCTCGCTTCCAGTATCCGAAGCTGATCGAACCTGAAACCAAGTTCAACCCTGAGGGTGTCTACAAGGTGACAGCTGCCATCGATGCAGCTGATGCGGCCGCCATCTCCGATGCCCTTGATGATCTGCTCAACCGGCACAAGGCATCGCTCAAGGCGCAAGATCCAGGCAAGAAGGACTGGAAGCTGGTGCAACCACCCTTCGGGTTCGAGGAAGTGGACGGCAAGCCTTGCTTCCTGGTGAAACCCAAAATGAAAGCCAAGGGCATTGACCGCGACGGTCGTGCATGGACTGCAGCCCCTGCTCTCTTTGATGCCAAGGGTCAACCTGTCCGTGACCGTGAAACCCTGCGTGGCATGTGGGGTGGCACCGTCGGCCGCGTGTCCTTTGAAGCCTGCCCCTTCTATCAAGCAGCACTGGGTGCCGGCATTACCCTCAGGCTCAGGGCTGTCCAGATCATCAGCCTGGTAGAGGGTGGTGGCAATGCCGAGAGCTTCGGGTTCGAGGAGAGCGACGGCTGGACCAGTTCCACTGAAGCCACGCCGTTCGACAGCACGGGCAGCATCCCGGAGATCGATTCGGCCTTCTGAGTTCCGCTCCAAGTTTGAGGCTGGCGTCGCAGGGCCTGCTGACGCCTGAAGACAGGCGCAAGATGGTTGCCGTCAAGGCAGCCCACCCTGACAAGGACATCAGGCTCTGCTTCATGCGGGCTGACGCCAAGCTTTCTCGTCGACCTGGTGCCCTGGCCTACTGGCAGTGGGCAGAGCGCCACGGCTTTCTCTGGTGCGAAGGCCACATACCCACCACCTGGTACGCCAATGCCGTCCAAGTTCCTAAAGCATGAGGCCTGCCCTCAGTGCAACAGCAAGAACAACCTGGCCAGATACGACGACGGCCACGCCACCTGCTTTGGCTGTGGCTACCAAGAACAACCACCCAAAGGGGAGAAGCTGCGACCCATCGAACCAATGCCACCACCCACCACACCATTGCTTGACTTCATCACCGTCAAGCCATTGGACAAGCGGGGCATCCTCGAAGAAACCTGCAAGCTGTTCGGCTACGGCTACTCCAGTCACAACGGACAGCCTGTCCAGGTCGCTGCCTACCGGGACCAACACGGCAAGGTGGTTGCCCAGCATGTCCGCAGTGCAGACAAGCGGTTCCGCTGGCTAGGTGACACCAGCAACATGCAGCTATGGGGTCAACACCTCTGG